CAGTGAAAGCCAGCCATATGTACGGCATTGCCGTGGAAGAAGATCAGATCAATCACCCTGCGCACTATACGTCTGGCGGGATCGAGACGATTGACTACATCCAATCGAAGATGACTGTCGAGCAGTTCCATGGCTACTGCCTTGGAAACGCTATGAAGTACATCAGTCGCGCCGGTAAGAAGGACAACTTCCGGCAGGACATCGCTAAGGCCGCTTGGTACCTGAACCTCATCCTTACGGTAGGGTGATCGCCCAATTATGCGCCTGCAAGGCGTAGGTTACAGAGGTTGTGCAGGCTTGCACGTCGTCGGCGGATACCATGACGGAATCGGCGGGCATGCCTGCAGGAACGGCGGGATCCGGACTTTGGGCGCTGGCAACGGCTGGGCCGCCTGAACCTGCAGGGGCTTTGAGGCGCACGCGGTCAGCGGCAATATACTTAGAAGCAGCGGCATCAGCCGCAGCCGATTGGGATTGATAATCATTTTGGACCTTTTCAGAAAGCTGTTTGTACCGGGCCTCCGCCTGATCGTGGGCCTGCTGGGCTTGCTGCTGTGCTACTACTTGTGCAGCCTTATAGCTGCTTTCAACGCTAAGTAGTTGCGCATGCCACTTATGGCTCTCGTGGTAGAAGTATCCTGCCACGGCGATAAGCAGCAAGAAGGATGCCGGGACGGCACCCTTAAGCAAGCCCAGCGGACTGATCACAGAATGTGGCCAATCAGCGCTGCCAAAATGATGACAGGCACCCAGTAGGGCCAATCATGCCGGTAAGTGAGTAGGATATACTGCCATTCCGTGACAAGTTCGGTTTCGATCTCGGATTCGATGTCATCCATTGTCAGTCTCCGTGCTTGTGGGAACCAGTGTGCCGATCACGGCCACGACCATGGCAACATACGACCATGGGGCATTCAGTGCAGCAGCGCCTGTAGCACCTGCACCAATAGCAGCCCATGTCGAGCGCTCGTTCAGGCGTGCCTTGATATAACTGATAATGCGCATGCGTTACTCCTTGGCGTACAGCATTGCCTCGGCACCACGGCGGCGCTCAAGGCCAGACGAAACCCGGCCATTCATGTGGTCCCACTTGCAGAATTCTGCCCTAGCGCCAGCATAATCGCCAGCGTTATGGCGTTTCAGCAGGGTGGATCCAGACAGGTTACCGAGGCCCACGTTGTAGGCGAAGGATACCAGAGCCGCGAACTGGTTATCCGTGCATTTGGGAGCAAGGCGTGACACGCCGTCTTCAAACCTGTGAAGATCTGCTTCAAGGTATTCATCTGCCTGATCGTGCGTAATAACGCTATCAGGATGCACCTCGGGGCCAGTGTGGCCATAGCCAATGGTCCACGGTGCGCCGCCAGTACCCGGATCGGGATAGGCGCGCAGGCGGCATCCTTCAAATTCTTGAATCAAATCAAGGCCAGCAGTGTTGATATTTCGCGTCATTCGTGAGTCGCTTTGATTTCCGCCCCATGGAATCCAAGATAGTTCTTGGCAGTTACGATGCTATCGCGGGCATCGCGGATTGCCGTCCTCATCTCTGGTGGCTCACCAACCACCTCAAGGGCAGTCAATAGTTTATCAAAAGAGTTGACCATAAGTCCACAGATTTTGTCGCAACGCTCTGTGGATTGGGCGGACGACTTGCGTTTTCCCAACCAATTGCCGCCGATAAGGCCGGTGATAAGCGTTCCAAGGCCGGTGACAATCGAGGACTGGACTTGCGGGTCAAGGTTCATGGTAGGCTCCGGCTCAGGAGAAGTAGGCGGTGACGTTAGCACCTACTGTGGGGAAAGGGTTGGTAGGAGCATTCCACGTCCATGACGTAGTGCCGCCTGAGGCAAGAAACGAAGCAGATGAGGAGGTGAAGACCTGACCGCCTACGGACAAACTGGTGAATGCAGATTGAGACTGGGTACCGTTTACGATAAAGTACAGTACCGTGCTGCCGGACCTGTCGTTGTAGTTCCAGTACAGGTCAAATATCTGCGAGTTAGTAAACGAGAAAGTGGTGGGGGTTATAGATCCGTACGTCGAGTAGAAGCCGTTAATGTAGCTTGTACTGGCATACGTGTATTGCCCCACGTTTACCACGTAGGCCGTGTTTCCGGTCTTGCCTCCGCCAAAAAGGGACAGCAGGATCCCAGACATTAGCTTGCGCCCTGACCGCTGACGTAGAAGGCATTGCTTCCAGTGCAAAGCACTACGGCCTGCCCATATGCAGAGACGGTGCGCAGGCTGATAAGGGTCTGGCTTCCGGTTCCTGCGCTAGTAGCTGTGATTGCAGTCCCACCCTGAGTTGCCGAAACTGTAACGGTGGTGTTCGATGTGTTGGACACCACGAAGTACGTGGTGTTCGTGCTGAATCCGGTGGGTAGGGTGCCGGTGGTCGAGAATTGGACAGGGGTCCCGACAGGGGGGAGATTCGATCCGGTGATGTTTGCCGAACCGTTGGTAAAGCCAGCAGCCAAGTTTTGTGCCGCCGCAGAAGTGCTTGCCGCAAGCTGCAGGGTGGTGGATGCGCCGGGTATCAAGTACAAGGGCGACGACCCGCTATTGACCACAAGGAAGCAGTCTCCAACAGCGAATTTCGATCCGGTGATGGTGATGTTGCTGGCTGTATATACGTGCTCGCCATCAGTGGCACTGCTAACCGACGTACTAGTCGTCTGGGGGACATTCAGATAGCCAACAGGAGTTGAAGTGGTCCCGGCGACGTAGCTGGCGTATTGGGCGGTGCCGTACAAGGTACCGCTGAACGTGGGCGAGGTAAGCGTGATGAACACGCCCGTGGCCGAAGCGCCTGTGATTGCCGTTGCGCCGTTGGTGACATTGATGTTGTAGGTGCCAGCGCCGCCGGTGCCTGTGCCGAAACTCACAACCGTAACGGGCGAGATCGTGAGTCCGCTAATCACGGTGCCGACAGTAATTGTGCCAGTGACCGACCCTGCAGTCAGAACTGACGAGTTAGCCGGAACCGATGCGGTGAAGCTGGAAGTAGTAGTGGTGTAAGTCAGAAAGGATGATGCGCCCAGACCGCCGCCATTGTTGAACTGAACCTGCGTGTTCGAACCTGCAGCACTGACCGAGGTGACGTTGGTGCCGTCGCAAATGATCGGAACCGTGCTGCCCGCTGGGATATTGGCCGTAGTACCGCCACCTGCTGACGAGAACGTAAGCGTTCCACCGCCGGTTGCCGAGTTAGTAACATACCAAGTACCCCCAACCCCAGTGGGGAATTGGTAGTTCACCGTGGTGCTGGACGATGTGAACGCGCCAGCGACTTGGATGATCGGGTTAACGTACGTCCCAATTGAGGTCAGGTTCCCGCTTGCATCATACACCGGAGCAGTAAGTGCAACGACGCCAGACTGGCTGGTGACGCTCAGGCTGGTGTGGCCGCCCAAAGCTGCGTCAATGACGTTCCAGTCCGCATTGACTGGAGCCGCCCATGCACCGTTCAAATCACCACTTGCGGGCGCTTGGAGTCGTTTGTTTGTGGTGTATGAGGTAGTCATGGCAATTCCTTAAATGGCCTTCTGGGCGACATCAAGCGCACGTACTATAGCGGAATCATCACGATTGAGTAGTGGTTCCGTTACTTTGTTGGACTGAATTTTTGCAGACTTTGCCTTGCGCATAAGCGACTGCACCAGAGGCTCAATATCCCGCACGCTGACAGACCCGCCCGACTTGTAGCCTACTCGGCCACCGGCGAATCTCTCAATAGGCACCCCTTCATCATTTGGATTGGGCTGTTCATTTGGATCAATCGGGTGGCCCTCATCGTTCGCGGAAGGAACGGGCAGAGGATCTTCCTCTTTGGGGTTTTTGTATTGCGGAGAAGTCATTGCTGACAGCCCAGCGATTCCCGCAGATTGACCAATCCCAAAATTGGGCCTTTGGGGAGTCGTGTCCATTTTCATAAGAGTCTCAGCTGTAACTGGATTTGTCATAGCGCCTTCGAGATTTGAAAGCGCATGGTCGCCAATGGATCGACCTGAAGAATCGCGCAAAAAGCGATCTTTCAGACTATCTGCAGCTGTGCGAAACGCTCCTGAATTTTTATTGACCAGACTCGCTTCCACAAGGGGCCTCATAGATCCAGAAGATCCCAAAAGGCTGGCCTCCACAGGGATCATTGCTGTTGATGCGACCCTCTGCCCCAAATCAATGGCTCTATTTGCGCCCTTCCCAAATTGGTTTGAGAATTGAGTTCCAACATCTCCAGATGTAATCGCGCTAAGGTCAGGAGAATTTAGCCCACCCTCCCCAGTTGGACTAGACATAAGTTTGGAGTTATTGTGCAATTGGTCCAAATACTCCAGATGTTCCGGATTTACGTACGGAATCATTTCATTTTTGTAGTTGTCAAAAAAAGTGTTCAGAGCATCAGGACCCGCTTTGTAAGATGCCGCAAAGCGGTTCTGTAGATCCTCAAGATTTGCTTCATGAGCGTTGGTCTGGCGTGCGGTAGCCATATCGTCATGAGACTGGGCTTTAGCAGCATTCACATTTGATTGACCTTGAGCATCAGCGCTAGCAATGCCTTCTTCGCCTTGTTTCGCGGCACTTCTGATGTTCGCAAGGCGCTCCTGCACAGCGGGAACTTGCGATACCACATCATGGGTTTTGCGGTTTTGCAGAACAAACTTATCGACATCCGCAGTGCTTACATTGGGAGTTGCGCCGTTGTTTGTAAGTTCCCCAGCGTAGTGATCAGCAAGAGCGCTATCTATCACGCCATTATCTACGTGGGGACTCGCCCGCATCTGACCAAGGGTCTGCAGGCCAGATTGACCATTGATCAATTTGGGTATGGTTGTTTCTGGGTCGATCTTGGGGGTTCCGGTCGAGGTTCTTTTTGTTATGTCAGAGAGCGGACCCTCTCCAAAGATCTCGCGGTGCGCCCTAGTAGCGTCCATGGCCGTATTCCAAAGGTTTTCATTACCTTCGGTAAGGCCATTGAAGTTTTCGGGATTCGATAGGTGACCCTCCAAGAGTTTGGCCATATCGCTTCTCACGCGCCAGCCATTGTAATCGCCTCTGTCAAAAGCTTCACTGGCTGCCTGCGTAATATCGCTCCTCAATGCCTGCCAAGAGGTTACAGGCATCATTCTCCCGCCATATTGCATTCTGTATTTTTTAAGCATTTTGGAGACATCGCCAAGGCTCTCCGCCGCAGGTATATCCCCAGACGCGCGAAGGTCATTAATATAGCCCTCGGCATCTGATATGACTCTAGGTCCGTTAAGGCTTGCTCCGCTCTCCGCAAGATCGCCCCATGCGGCACTTTCTCGATTGCGCAAGCCTTGCTCAACATTAGTCAGATGCTCATGCACCCGCCTAGAGGCATCAGAAACCATGCCCGGCTTGGCCCCCGTCGCGTCCTCCATTGCCGAATTCTTACCGGACTCAGCCTGTTCGATGGCATCAGCGTGATCTGCCTTAGCCTTTTCTACAGAATCGACACCCTGCTGTGCCACGGCCGCTTTTCGGGCTTCACGCTGCTCGGCAGTTTCAGCTGTACGCTGAAAGACAGCAGGAACATGAGCATCCCTGCCGGTCCCCATTGGGCCAGCATCTGGGCCATTCTCCTGAGCAGGTGCCCCACTATTCTGTCGCGTCGTATTCCGCTGATCCGGTATGCTGCGAGAATTTGTTGCTTTTCTTACCGCGTTTTCAACGTCTTGAGCATCGCTCGTTCCAACAATTTGACCAAATGTTGGATTGAAATCTGGGTGAAGCGTAGGCCCAACATTTTCATTGTAGTTATGCAATTCTTCAAGGGCGGAGTTTGGATCGACCAAGGTTTGTTGCAAAATGCGACCGGCGGTCCTCTTCCCCTCATTAGGGATGGATGCACGGATAGTGGGTCGGTTAATGGCATACCCTGTTCCCACAGCGCCCGCCATATTTCCGGTAATATCCGCCAAGTCCATAAGGGTTTCTTTTACAGGACCCTCTCCGGGGACAAGCTGGTTGACGCCCTCCCGCCCAATTGATCCAAAAAGACCGCCTGCGCCCTGCATCAACGCACGAGTTGCGAAAGTTGATTCACCAGCTGGGAATACGGCCCCCGCCAAGGCGCTAGCAGTTCCAGCCGCTACGCGCCCATAGCTAGTCTGAGGCTGGTAGAAGGTATAGTCTTTGTTATCATTGTTAACGGCTCTAGCCACGGGCGTGACAACATGCCTCTCCAATGCCTGAGTAATTTGGCTTGAAGTTGGCGCGCTTACCGGAGAGGTCATTGCAGCTATATAAGGATGGCTCTGCTTGAATTTTTTCTGCAGAGCTT